CCTGGAGATCTGAAGATTCAATAAGATTCTTAACCACAACATGGTTCTCTTTATCTACAGACTTAGCCATTGACAACAAGTTCTTGTACGTTGACTCATCAAGTTTAAATACTTCTCCCATTAGTCTTCTATTTTTAAAGTTTTTAACATCCATACAGGAGGATTATTCATATTAGTGATCCACTCCTTTGCACTTGGTAGATAACCATTGCAATCTTCTTTTACATGTTGCTCGCCTACATAGCGAGTCATAACTTTTTTACCTACTGAGTTAACAAAGAAGGGCCCGAAGACCCTCTCACATTCAAAGATACCTTCACTGTGATGCCTGAATAATCTATGCATACTGTGACCATACCAGGCCTTAGTAGCATCATACCATTCATGAATGTGCATGTATTCCTCAGGCTCTCCGCCCCACTTCTTAGCAGAGCTGCGAGCATGATCATATGGATGCGCCATTAGCTTCCCCAGCCGTTACCTTCTCCCCAGTTTATATCTACAATATCAACTGAATCGTGAGCATCAGTAACAGATCTTACATAACCGTCAATAAGTATTACAGGCTCATCTACAAGTTCAATAGTTATAGTTCCATAACCGCCATCATTATTATACCAATCCCAGTTGTAATGCTGTTCAAGTATATGAGTAGCTAGATCTTGTAAATCTCCTTCAAACTTATCATTAAGGGCAGAGCTATCTATATTATCTCCATAAAATTCTACATCTTCCACCTGGCCAGAGTCTCCTCCGCCATCATATCTAATTTCTACATTTGTTACACCAGCATCTTTTAATGCTGCAAATAATGTCATTGTTCTTAAACTTGCCATATTACTTTTGTTTATAAAATCTACCAAGTATGTTTGCGTTTAACCAGAAGTCTTTCTCTAGCACCTCGTACATAAATTGGTATTTAACTTCTTGATAAGAGAGCTCTGTCTTAGAGTAGCATATCTTTAGGATAGTCCTTTTAATTTGTACCCCGGCCTTATGAGCTGCCTTAAGTTTCTCATTACTACTATAGTAATTTTGATATACAATTTTTCTTACACGCTTGTAGGACTTCAAGCGTTTGTCAGTGGGCATAGCCTTCTTAGAAAGCTTAGTCTTAACATCCGCAAAGAAGTTCTTCTTGCCAATATAGGACTTGCGTTCACCATCTAGGATAACATCCATCTGGTATACAAATCCTACAGCACCATCAGGAATCATGTCCTCGGTGAATTCTTTTAATTTATAAACCCACATGTTTTCTAGCTATCTGCATTAGTAAATCATTTATATGACGGTGAGTCTCATCAGCATCATAACCTTTAATAATATCAAGCATTTTAACTATTACCTTATCTGCTTGGTCTGGTAAACAAAGTGTACTAATCTGATCAAGTAACCTATCGTAATCACTATTATAACGCATAGGTATAGTTTCAGGTATGGAATCATGCATACTACTATAACTTCCAAGGTGTGTTGTGAGTACATTATTTGAATCATAAACAGCTTGAGCATGCATTATGCTTTTTAATTTTTCTTCTTCCATTATTTTATTTCTTTAATGCTTCTTTTAATAAGGGGTGTAATACTTTTCTAGTCTCGGGTATACCATAGTCTCTAACAGAATCAGATAGATCCTTAGACATAGGTATGATAACACCGGGTATATCATACTGCTCTTGATACTTCTCTGCGGCTTTAATACCTGCTGTATCATTATCAAAGAGAGTACATATAGCCTTATACTTTAGCTTGTACATAGACATAGCTCCATTAGGTATCACAGTATTCTCACTGTCCGGGGCAACAACTTCTGTGTTGTAACCAAACTTAGTAAGACACATAGCATCCTTAAGAGAACTACATATAACAAGGTTAGGTACATTGAACTTCAACTGATCAGTACCCTGGATATAATTCTTAACCTTTAAGAACTTATGTTCAGTTACCTTAGGTTGATATACCTTATAGACTGTACCATCAAGTCTAGTGTATGCATAAAGATTTGGTCCACTAATAATAATCTTATCAGAGTTATCTTCCTTTACCATAGAATAAGACTCAACTGGTACAACATTATAGTTGTTCAGTGTCTCAGAATCAATACGGAACTGTGTCCAGAAGTCTGCATCTTGTTTAGTCCAAGACCTCTTAGTATAATCCCTTACTTGATACTTAGCTTGCTTCTTAAAATCTGTTATATCCAAAATACTTTTACCACTTAGAACAAACTCGTTGTAGTCAGATAGCAATTTAGCTGTAGTATGACTAGGACTTAGACCAAACAATGTCATAACCAAATTAAAACCAGAGCCACCATGACCGCTAGAAAAATCTTTGTAGTAATATCTACCATTATTAAAGAATATGCTAAAGCTTGGGGTCCGTTCGCTCTGATTAAACAAAGACTTAATCTTTAACTCTTGACCTGTTAGTCTTTCATTTAGACTACAGTAATATTCAAAGATCCAGTTAGACGGAATGTCATTCAGATCATCAGTAAGTTGTTTAGTACTTATCATAATCAAAAGTTTAGGGATGAAAAAGGGGAGTAAAAGTACTCCCCTCATCATCAATAATCAAAATTATTATAACTCAAAATCGTCACCCACTGAGGATGAAGTAGTTACAGTGCTATCTCCAAAAGATTGCACAGGTTCTACCTTCTTTCTTCTAATGTGGATCTCCTCATTGAACAATACAACTTGACTTTCCTTAGTACCAGCAATCTCATATGCATAAGATCCTCTGTTAGTTCTTGGAAAATACAAATCAAAGTTTGTATAACCTTGTTTGTTAGTGTACTCACTACCAGCAATACAACAATACAACTGCTTACCAGCAAAAGGCTTGTCCTCTACGAACTGACCAAACAAACTTTCCATAGTATCATGGTTATTGTTTTGTGCTAGTAACCAATCATTACAGTTAAATGTCTTACATAAAGTTTGTAGAGCCTTAAGTAATTCAACATCACGTTTGATGCTGATACCAGACTTTGTTGTACCATCTGCAAATGCATACTGAGAAAGTTTAACAGAGGCTACTTGCCCCTTATGGCGTCCCAAAGATTCATCATCTTTGTTAATCCAAAAACCTTCAAAGGATTCACCCATATCAGGTCCTTCAACACCAAGAATGATATTGATAGCGTCCTTATTATAAGGTGGTACTTCTAGTTTAACTGTATTAATGGTTACAGTATGGTTACCAGGTTGTAAAACTTTGGGTACTCCTGACCCTTCGCTTGGGATGTTAATTGTGCTTATCATTTTTTCTTAAAGGTTAATCAATATAAATCTTATTCCAGTGAGTTACTACTTCACCTTTCTCGTCCATCTCAGATAGAACAATCTCTTGATTGCTAAGATGCTTAGGTCTTGCACCGCATGCGATGTCATCACTAGTCTTAAAGCTCAAGATATTCTTCTTACCCTTTCTGTATAAGTATCCAATAGAGTCAGAGTTTGACGCAGTAATTCTTTTAAGTTTACCTGTCAAGTCTAAGTCTAATGAATTATAATCAGATCCGTTCTTCTCCAGAACAGTATCTTTCACGTGTCCTACCAGTATAATTCTTGGTGCCCACGTTTGAATGTAAGCTACAACTTTAGTAAAAGCTTCTCTAAGATACTGATAACCAGCACCGTTAGGTAGACCTATGATAGTTCCATACTTAAGCTTACCATCAGTTGGCCAGTTCTTACCCATAGGGGTCTTCATGTACAACTCTTCAGCATAAGGGATACACATCTCTTCTAATGCAGTGATGGTATCTACAGCAACATAATCATAGGGATTACCAGCTTCTTTGATAGCTTTACCTACAGCTTTGATATCAGCAATTGAGTTGGCCTCAACCTTCATTGCCTCTAGATATATAGAACCTTGCTCAAGGTCTAGTATCAAACAGTTATCAAGCTGTGATAATAGTGTAGTCTTGCCAGTCTTTGGCTTTGAAAAGATAATCAGGTTTCTAGGACTCAATGCCTGAGCAGGAACCTTACCAGTAGGAAGTTTAATCTCCATGTTATTTTAATAAATCATTTAACCATTTCTTATTACTAACAGGTATACGCAATAGTATAGCTGCTAGATCTTTAAGAGTCATCTCACTTAGTGGGACATCTTCATCACCACCGATATCAAACCCGTCCTCAAAGATATCCTTCTGTTGAACAATCTCACCCTTCTTAGGAGGAGTAATCTTAATAAGTTCATTAACAGGTATCAGACTTCTTGGTTGAACATCAGGTGTTTGATCATACTCCTCTTCCCAGTGCGGATTGAATCTCCATTTCCATAGAGTTCTTTCTGGATCTTCCGCCTCATACTCGCGGCTAACAAACTCAGTATAGATATCTGTACCACGTTTCAATTCACTTGGAAAGAAACTTAGATGTAGATCATCCTTACCTTTAGGTCTATAGGCCATCTTAGGGAAAAATAACGCACTGCCTACACCTAATGCATCAAGCACCGGTTGGTGATGATCCCTTAGGTCAGAGATGCGTAGCTTACGTTGTTCCGTAGTCATAGTATGACTAGGATTGTTGGTACTTATTGCCATTGCTTATGTTTTTAATCGTTTTTCTTGTTGCGGTGGAGTAGGCATCTCAGCAATCCTCATCCGCGCAAATTCTGCACGGAAGAAACTCATCCTGTTATCCCCATTCCTACATTTTAAAAAGTGTAATACTAAAACCTTATCATCCTCTATTAGATATCTATCAGGACCATACAGTTTTATCTTCTGTTTACCTGGTCTGTTGATACCAATGAGGGTATCCGCGTGTTGCAGTAAGGCATCTGAACCAAAGATATCAGACTCCAGTATGTAATTACCATACTTACCGTCTTCATTCCTCTCAGGATTATCTATACCTCTGTTTAATTGTGTCAGGATAATGAAGGCTATTGGATACTTACGTTTAAGTTCCGTAATAGCTTCTCCTAAATTGTACAGTGTATCAAACTTGTCCTTTTCAAATGGAGCTTTCTTTAACAACAAAGAGTGGTCTAAGGTTACAATTGTCTTGGTGAATTCATAATCTCCTGCTTCATTTAGAATCATATGTTGCTGCATATAGTCAGCAATAACTTCTCTAAGTTCATTTACGGTAATTGGTTCTTCAACAACATCAATTGCTAACTTAACACGCTCTTTAGCATGATCATAACAAATCTGCAAATCTTCAGTGGTTAACTTACCATCTGCACTACAGAGATACTTATAGGACTTGCCAAGTACACTACTATATTCTCTAATTGCAGAGGTACGTGCTAGCATTTCAAACTGAAATTCTAGAACACGGAAGTTCTCGTCAGGGTTAAGCTTAAAGGCCTCTCTTACCATTTGATCTTTGATAAGAGTCTTGCCACTACCAGGTCTTCCACCTATAACAGTCATAGAGTGCCATTCTAGACCATCAGTTGTAGCATCATTAAACTTAGCCCATGGAGTCTTAATGCTTTTAATAGACCCCTCCATTCTACCTTTCAGGTAACGCAGAGAGTCAGCAAAGCCATCCTTTTGACTTTTCCAAAGGTGTGTATTAGACATTAAGTACAGGGATTTATTCTTCTATTGCTTGAATACGCTTGACTACAAATGTATATGATTTAAATGAAAAAAGCAAGAGAAATTCAATCAAAATGTATTCAATTAAATTAACTTCTACAATTAAATTATCTATCATAGACCAGCATGCCAAACTCATAACTACAGATGCTAAAATCATTAGCATTATCTTCTCAAATCTTCGTTGTGTCATACTACTTTATCAGTAAAGTGGGGAGCATCATCTAGATGTTCTCCGTTAATAATTATCTCACAATAGTTTGCAAGCTCAGAATCCCAGGACTTATCCGTGTTCTGCTTGCGTATAAAATACTGTGAGTTCTTCATGTACATATAGTTAGCCTTCTCATAGGTGTCCACATAGTATAGAGTTGCACGTAAGATGGTGTCCCAGTCATACGTATAATTCTTATGGAACCACTTGAAGGACTCTTCTATGTTCTTTCTATTTACTCTAGCGGGTTTGCCACTTGGTAGCTTACCCTTAGGGAATGCCATAAGAAACTTCATGATGTTATCCTCAGCTGTATCCACAATAACAGCAGTGCCACCACCAGGTATACTATTGATAATATCAATACCTGCTGTAGTCAACTCATACTTAGCAGTTAACAGACCAGCATTGATAAGAACACGTAGCTCTGTATGCACATTGATACCCACATGCTGAGTCTTACGCTTGTTAGCAATAGACCACAGTATGTATAGACTATTAGGAGTAATCTCCTTAGCTTCTAAGTATTCAAATAGCTTTATCATAGGGTATCAATATTAGCTAAAGATACAAAAGTTTTCTTAAAATTTCCCTCCTGTATCTTTGATAGAATGTTACTCCATATAGGCGTAATTACACTGTCATTGACAGCTAAGGCATCCCTAGTTTTGTTAACGCTATGTACTAGAGTACTAGGATGAACCATCTTCTTAGAATGCATATCATTAATAACTTTAA